CTTCGATCATTCTTAATTGATTCCATGGCTTAATTGCTTTAAACAAATAACCCATGATAACTTGTTTTACGTTATCAATTAATCCAGAATGAACATATGAAATTGAATCTGGCGCAACTGTTATTGCATTAGATGTTACACCTGCACTCATTCCAAAAGAACCAGAATTTAATGCATCAGGTGTATAAAGATAGTACTCTCTAACATCATCAACTAATTCAAGTTGTCCTTCTTTTTTCTTTTTTACTTCTCTAATCTTTTCGATCTTTAAAGGATCAATCGGAATTAATTCTGTAATTCCATCTTTAGGTCTTTTCTCATCAATTACAATATGATGATACAGTCTAGCATCAATATACCATTTCTTAAACAAATCTGCACCTGTATGATTAAAATCTAACAAGTCCAAAATTGTAGAGAACTCAGTATGTATCTTATCTTTGATACTATCTGTATAATCTATTGATTCCAAATCCAAGGCAACAGCTGCTTTCCCTTCTTCAAGGATCACAGCCTCATTAATAATATCTTCGATAGCCCCATCAACTTCATGGGAAAAACTCATATCACGATATTTAGCAATTAAAACTTTTTCATCTTTGGCGTCTGAATCAGTATTGAGATAATGTCCAAGAATTCCTCCTCCATCAATAATCTGAGTTGCGCCATCATAATTTTCGGGTGTTACAAAAGTTTTAGTCTTTTTCTTTTTATCCTTCTTGGATTGTATTTCAAAACCGAATAACTCAAAAGCCATATAATTTTTCCTTTTTAAAATTCATAATAAAAAGGGGGATGAAAAATTCATCCCCCTATAGAACTATAAGTTAATTCCAGCTGCTCCTTTTAAGAAGGAACCTGCAGATTTCATAGCAGCGTTAACATTAAGACTAACTTTACCATTTTTTATGTTAACTCCACCACCAAGTGAAATACCTGAAGATGAACCAGAACTATCACCCATATCAGTTTCCCAATGATTTACAGCAAACGTAACTGCGTATTCTTCTACTTGGTCATTAGAATCCCAAGCAACATCAATAGCAGCAACTTCTGTTGGATATATACTTGTCATCTTATAAGTACGAATTATATCTCCTTCTCGACTTAATTGATATACTTCAGCCTGACCATATACATCAGATGCACTTGAATACTGTATATTTTCCTCATGGGCTTGCATATCTCGCATCCATTCTTCAAATGAACCACGAATCAACATTTCAGGATCGTTGAATACAGTTACAGTCCAATCAGCAAATGTGCGATCGCCAGGAACTTTTAATTGGCGTCCTTGATATGGTACGTCAATGTTTCCGATCTGAGAAACAGGCATAGAAGTTCCTTTACACAAATAACTGAACTCTGATGTTCCCATTCCTGCAGGCGGATACATTTGACACATAAACAAATTCGGTCGTACCCCACCTCTGAATCTGCTACTAAAATCATTAATATTTGGCATTGTCTTACTCCTTTATTGTTTTGTAGTATTTATAAGATTAACCACCGATTTCTGAGAAAGAAACATCAGTTCTAGCGGCAATAAAGTTCAACTGGATATAATTGATAGAACGTGCTGGCTTAATATAAATATCACCAACAAATTGATTAGCATCAATTATACTACCAGGATTATTTGAACCGTCACATACTACTTTAAAGTCAGTAATACCACGGCGTCCTTGTACAGTTCTCAAAAATGGTGTTACCATATTTACAAACTGAGAACGTGTGAATGTATCGTTGAACTCAAATAGCATTGATTTAGCAGCTATAGAAATTGCTTTTTCAAGTATGATAAAGAGGCGTCGTACATTAATACGATCAAACGCAGTAGGCGTTACTTGAGCAGTTTTATCTCCCCAAAGAATAACACCAGCACCCGTTTGTGTAATATACGGATTAACACTCTTTTTATATAACTCATCACGATCTGCTTTAGTCGGCTCCCAAGATAATTTAACAATGTTCTTAACTTGACCACGAACCATACCAGCAGGTGACCACCATGCATCTTGAGTATATTCTGCTCTTGCTACCATACCAGCAGTATCAGCATTCATAGGCTGCCAGAAAAACTTATCTCGATATCTACAATATTGATATTTCCAAGCACCATCAAAAACAACATAGTTATTAGTTATATTCTTATCAGCAACAATCGCTGCATTAGTTTTCGTAGTAACAGCTGCAGTATAACTAGGTGATAAAAATACCATCGCATCATTTCTTTCAGAAGCACCTTGCCCACACATTCCAGACAATGTAGTATTCATAGCAGTGGTTGTTTCTCCACCAATAATGAGATTTACATCTACAACTTCTGGTACTTGAAATAATGGATAACCTTCATTAGCTGTAGTTCTTGAAGCAACTGTAACAGCAACACCATCAGCACCCCATCCCATAGACCCACCTAAAACAGCTTCAGCAGCAGTTGCACTATCAAAAGTTTTAAAAGTTGCACTAGCTTTTGGTTGACCAGCATTCGTACCTGCCGCAACTGATAATGTAGTAAGTTGTGTTACATCACCCAACCATATATATTTTGATTCATTACGCAAAACATCTTTAATATAATTACTTGAACCATCATGTCGTTTTGCATCAGAAGCTTTACTTACAAAAGCAAACTTCTCTAAAACTTCACCCGGTACACCTGTCCACAAACCATCTTCATCAATTACAATAACGTGCATCTCATCTTGTGAACCACCATGAGTTGAAACATCGGCAGACGTTGCAGGTGCTCCATCAAAATGTGCAAGAAAAGTTGCATTGATTGTGGAATCTGCCCAACCATTAGAATCAATAACTTGGACTTTTAAACTATTTCCTAAACCACCGGGATACTTTGCAATAAACAAAACGTCATTTGCTGGAGTTACACTATCATAATGAGTTGCATTATATACAGTTGCTCCGGCAGCGGCGGGAGCATTATCTCCAATAGTTGCGTTCAATGCACCTGATTCACATACTCTAACAACAAGCAAGTTGTTTGCATATGCAAGATAATTTGCACAAGACCAAAAATGTCTTTCTGTTAAATCGTCTGGTTTACCAAAAACATCAACTAGTTCGTTTTCAGTTGTTATCGTAGTTCTTTCATGGACAGGGCCCCATTGAAATCCACCACAATATGCACCGATCGCCGTAGCGGTATTTGGTACAACCGTTGTTAAATCTTTTTCCGAAATACTTATTCCGGGAGATACTTGAAATGCCATTTGATTTCTCCTTTACATTCTTAATATTGATATAGATTTTACTTAGTAAACGTATCAACCTTCTGCCACACACCACCGTCAGGCATTAGTTCATACTTGTCATCCAATCCATCATCAATAATACCAAAGGGGATTGTCATATCGTCAATTGTATCCATCTTCGATTGATATAATTTTTCCCGAATATTCTGATTACTCAATTCTTTAAAATACTGTTGATCTACAACCCATCCAAACAAAACTAATGTAGTTACCAAATCATCATTAGAACCATCTTCAGCAGCAAATGTATCTCCATTGGTTACATATGTTGTCAACTCAGAAATAATATCATAATCAGTAATAATTAACTTATCTTCTTCAATCAAACTCTTTAGATTTGAGCAACCTATCTTTTTAACATTTTTGGTTGTCCTTACACCATAAGCGATATCTTTTCTGTGACCACTAGATAATTGCTGACCATGCCTACCATACCATGATACTGTTAAGAGATTTTCATACTCTAAATCATGGTGTAAAACATCTGCTACTTGCGCTCCAATATCATTACTCTCTACCAAAATATATGCATCATTATATTTCTTTCCTATATTATTTATAATATTAGGAAAAAGCAGCGGTGCAACAGTATTATTGCGATATTTCGCTGCAATTTTATATGGAACTTCTGTCGAATCAAAAACTGTAAACGTAGAATAATCTAATCCTTGTCCACGAGCAGTATCAACAGTTATCACATATGTTCTTCCCATCTCTGGTTCTTCATATACATCCAAATCTTCTTTTGACCATATGGGTGAACTATAAGATAATTCTTGTAATTTCTCGTATGATATAAGAGTATTAGAAGAACCCAGAAAATCTGCTTCATACTCTTGACGAAAAGCTTCTTCACCAATATCAGAGATAATCTTCTTACGCCATTCTTGATCTCGTTCTGGAATACTAGTCCAATGAATCTTAAATGTCTTAAACTGATTGTTACCTTCTACAGCATCATTCCAGAACTTGTAAAACAAGTTATAACCATTGGGTGTCGATACCATAATAATCTTGGTATCTTTACCAGATGAAATCGTAGGATAAACTGATTTGATAAATGCATCAGCAATCGTTCTCTGTACAAATGCAAACTCATCCAAGAACAATAATGAAAAACTGTAACCACGAATTGCAGATGATGATGTGGAAGATGCAATTATCTTAGAACCATTCTCCAATTCCAAGTTTCCTTTATTCCACTCAACAATACCCTGTTGCAAGAACTTTGGTAGATGTTGATAAGCCGTCTGCAATCTTCCAAGTAACTCTCTGGATGTAGATGCTTTGTTGGCCAACATACCAACTATCTTTGTCTTGTTAAATAATATATAGTGTAAAATATAACCAAGACTTGTTACAGACTTACCAGACTGTCTTGCACTCTTTACTATAACGTATCTATGTTCTTCAAGTGTTTTAATTAAATCTTGTTGGTAATCATAAAGATCAAAAGGTATCAAACCATGATCGACATGAATAACTTGCACATAGTTCTTTAGAAAATATATAATATCATCACGACACTTGACATATTCCTCAACTTCTTCTTTTGTAAATTGTTGAGGAACATTAGTTGGTTTTAATAACCGATTACCTAAATAAGAATCATCTCTATTTTCTTTTGCCATTATTTTTCTCAAGTAATAAATCTTGCAGTTCTTTAGTACTTCCGATAAACAAAGAATTATTTACAGTATGAGGATCTTTAACATCTTTTTCAATTTCTTTTTTTGACTTTTGTAATTCTAAAAGTTCTTTAGTTGTATCAGATAAAGTTCTAACCAGTTGTGCAGTTACTTCATAAGCTCGTGCTGATTCTGATTCTTTTGCAACTGCAAGTAATTCTTCAAGAGCTTCGTTACCCTTATCTATAAGAGTATGATATTGATCTCTTGAAAAATTATAGTCATCAGTTAAATCATTTGTTTCAGATTTTACTACAACTACTTTTTCTTTTTTATTTACTTCAATTGGTATCAAGTCACCTGTTACATCTATTACTTTATTTAATTTTTCAACAGTTGATTTCTTCATATAGTTATCCTATTCTTATTGTGCATCCCAGTAAGTTTTAGAAAGTTCTCCACGTTCTACATCATCAACAGCCATTCTACATCTTACATAAGTTTCTTGATTTGGTGAAGCACCGGGTGTAGTAAAAGTTCTTATACCACCTGAATATGAACCATTGGCCTCTGAATATGTATGAGCTGCCGTGGCAGTATTTTCATACTCCCATATATTACCTGTTTTTGCAATTGCTACCCAAGCCATGTTTATTACTCCGTATAAGTTGTTGTGTATCCGAAATCATCTTCAACATCTGCTGTTGTCGGATCCGGTTTAATATCTGTGTTACTTGCTTTCACTCTGTCTGCTGATACTAATGCTGCCTGTGTCGTTTGATCGTACTTGGCAATATCAACTTCTTTAACAATACCAATATCTGACGTTGGGCCATAAAGAAAACCTTGTACCGTAAATGTCAATGTATGTATAAGAGCTCGTCTTGCAAGAAAATCTCCTTCATAAGTATCTTCAGTTGTCAATCCTGTAAAGATAACGGGTATATCTCTTTTAATACCCATAGAACTCGACTCATTCATTGTCACTTGATATGCCGGAGCAAAGTATGGTAATATCTGTTCAAGTATCTGTGTTCCATCATCAGAGTTTTTTACCATAACACTTAAATTAAAATCAAAGTTATATGGTGTTGGTGAAAAAATTCTAGTTAATTTTGTGTGATCTGATGGATGAACTTTTTTAAATTGCTTACCAGTTACAAGTTTTCGTGTAGGATCATAAGTAATAGCTGTAAATTCAAACGACATTCGTGGTAATGTAAGTCCTATTTTGCCCTTACTTATATCAGTTGCTTCTCGTAATCGTACTAAAAACTTCTCAGCAGGTCCGTAAGCTATAGGAACTTTAATTTCTTCTTGAACCACATCAGAAGAATTAACTCGTCTTATACTAATATCATTAAAAACTGTTCCAAAAAGAATAACAATATTTCGTATATTCTTATTATAAAAATAAGTACCAAACATATTATCTTACATCTCCAAATGGATTATTTTCTGAGAAATCAAGTATTGAATCTGCTTCAATCTCAAACTCTAAATTATCAGCATTATCATCAGTTGGTAATACTTGATCTAAGTCAGCTTTACCAGTTGAATCAGTTGTAGATGATAAAGACCATGAAGCAGCACTTGTTGCACCAATCACATTTGTTGATGCCGCCATAGCACCCGATGTATCATTAAGTCGTAATACTCTTGTCGTAGCATCCCAACTAACTACAATTCCTTTGAATGTA